CTATTAGTGAAGCAAATTTATTAATTTCGCAAGCAGAGTACGAACAGCATCAGGGTAAAAATCTTTAATTAAAGAGTATACGCCTACAGCGACAAAATAAATTGCCTGGAATGCTTTAGCAAGGACGCTTTCAGAATTACAACCGAAGTAATTCATAAGATGTTTAGGTAAAAACACTATCAAGTCTATCCAATACAATGGATTAAACGCTTCTTTAATTCTACCTAAATAAACGCCCTCTGCTTCATAAATCATTTTGTTAGTTTGAAGCACAAAATCGTGTATTCTGCTAGGGAACTGCTCTTTGACAGAAGCATTATATTGAACAGCCCTACCAAGGCCTACCGGCTGGCACACAGGTAAGTATGACTCTTTTACATTCGCCTTTTCGAGAAGCTTCTTAAATAAAGCCTGACTTTCCAAAAGGCTGTCAATATTCTTTCCTGTAGCTAACCACTCAATATAGTTATCATGGATTTGCTTTATTCTACGATAATCGTAGAAGTTAGAAATAATTTTATAAACTGGAATAGCCAGCAAGTACAAATATGGGAACATTTTGTTTCCTCCTGAATTTATTTAAGAAAATCTCTTTGAAATTTTCTTATACAACTATCATAACACACCACACAAAATTATAGGAGGCGCAATCATGGACGACAACAAAAAGAAAAGCCCTGCACAGCAGGGCATAGACTGGAGCATTCTGAAGCTCTATTTCTTCAGCTGCATTCCGTTTTTCTCTAATGAATTTCTGGAATCGCTGACGTTTTGGGACTGGCTGCCGATGGTGATGGGAGTATTATCACTCTTTATCTCTATTATAGTTTTCTTATCTATATTATTTATACTGTAGTAGAGAGATAACCCGGATATAATGAGCGCTGCAAAGGAAATCATTAACGCTGCAGCCTTCCAGAATCTGTCCTCTAACAGAACCCAAGAGGAACTTCTCTTCTTTTCCTTGTAATCTGCCAAAGCTATTAGGCCGGGCGGTTCGATGGTATAGCGCGAACCTTTGCAGCAGTTATCCATATCGTAATAACTAATCTGCACGCAGCCGGCTAATTCCATCGGCTCCATAGTCTGAACAACCAACTCATAAGGCAACCCGTGTATCTTTGACAGCCTTTCAATACTAACACCTGGCTGCTGGTAAATAGTATTGAGTAATTTATACTCAGCTTTTTTTAAAGAATACAAACTAAGCACCCACTTTCGTTTTTTACTTTATTATATCACGACAATCGTAATCTAGGAGGAACGCAATGGCAAAGAATCTCAAAGTCAAATCAATGGCAGATGTTTGCGTTCTGGATATTGCACTCTGCAACTATATCCAGCACGCCCGCAACCAATTAGACTGGCTGCAGAAGAATCACAAAGATGTAGCACAAGGCAACATCGAAGATTATCAGGAAAAAATCGCAGCGGCCAAAGGCCTGCTGAAGCAGCTGCGCAGCTTCTAAGGAGAACGCAATGACGAAAACACTGACCAAAACACTCCGAATCAAATCACAGCCGGAATACAACGCAGTAGAACGCGGCCTTTGCAATTACATCAAAGTTGTCAGCGACAAACTCCAGTCACTGAAGCAGGCAGATGAAAACTGCACCGGTCCGACCGTCAAGGATTATACAGAAAGAATCAAAGCCGCCAAAAGCCTGCTGAAGCAGCTGCGCGACTATTAACAAAGGAGGTACAACATGGAAAAGAATAACAATGGCCAAACGCCGAAGGCTTTTCTTGCCTTGAAGCTCGACTCTATGCAGACATTTGAGCTTATCAACGCTCTGCGCTGCAATAACGTCCGCCATCACATTGCAATGCAAAACAGATTGGCGGAAATCCAAAAGAATAAAGACAACAAAGACTATGTTGCTATGCAGGAGTTTACCATCAACCGCCTGCACAGCAGCATTGATACAGCTCAGAGCATTCTCGAGCAAATTTATGCAAAGTATCCCTGGCTGGCTCCGGAGGCAGAACAAAATGAAGAATGACCTTTGCTATATCATCATCTCAAAAAGCACGGCCGCACGTCTGCAGAAGGCTATCGCTACTGACAAGCAGCTCGCAAGCGTTGCTGAGCAGATAAAAAAGCAGGAGCCGTTAGAAAATGGCCATACTAAGCACTTTTGGCACCAATACAACAAAATGGAGCTTATCGAGCAGCTGCAGCTTTATGAAAAGCTGGTGAATTACGCCAGCAACCGCTTTTTCAGACTGAGCAAGGAGGCGATAATTCGTGAAAAGAAAGATAGCTAACATTGCAGTTATTGGCGTTGGCGCTGTCCGTAAAATTCCCTTACGCCGCTTTGCATATCTGCTTTGGCTGCGTTGCGGCCGCGTGCTTGATCTGAAAAAACACTGCCGCATGCAGGAAGAGGAAAAAGCTGCCATTGAAAAGCCTTGTGCTGCGCCCGCTGATTTTAGAGGTTATGGCGGCATTGGGGGCTATCCTCAAATCAAGATTACCCATAAAATTTCGTGGAAGACACGGCGCTGGTAACAGCAGAAAGGAGCAAATCATGAAAACAATTATCTCCATTCTTATCGCGGCTCTGCTTGGCGCTGGCATCGGTGTCGGCCTTGCCTATGGCTGGCGTCTGTACGATGATAGCCGCTATGTATGTAATTACACCACAGCCACCGTTGGCGCTGGCGGCACTGTTTATGACCTCGCCTTGAAGTACCTGAAAAAGCAAGACCGCTATGATCTTGATGAAATGATTTTCTACATCATCGAAGAAAACGGCCTCGGCAACAGCCGCTACATGCTCATTCAGCCCGGCGATGTGCTGCGCATTCCGCTGTATACGCTAAAGAAATAGGAGGGCATTATGGCACGCAAGAAAAAAGAAATCATCATCAACAGCGCATCCGGTAAAATCACTCAAAGAAGTGCTCTTACCCTTTACGATTACATTCAGCGCTACTACGCCACCCATCCCGACGTATACGCTGACTTTCTCGCCTGGAAAGCAGCAAAGCATGAAGCTGCAGCACAATAGGAGGATATGAGAATATGACGGAAAACTACGATGTCAAATATATTTTGAGCAAAGGCAGCTGCACTCAAATCCGCTACACCGTCTGTCCTGCAGATGCAGAACCGGAGGAAAACATTGTCAGCCGCGCGGATAAGCCGCACGAGGATTTTCGCAAACTGTGGGCGCTGCTCCCCGGCGTAGCCGCCCGCTTCCTGGAATTCCCGCTGCAGAATGCCGATGGCCAAAACATTATATTGAGAGTTACGAAGGTAAACTTTCTGGATAGCACAAAATACGGCTACGGTATGCAGCTCGTTGTCCTGCTGGAAGGCATGGCTCTTTGCCCTACGCCGCTTCAGATTGTAACACAAAAATTTTACTGTACTGAAACACTCACCCGCCAACAGGGAGAAAAGAAAATTCCTATGCAGCTGCTGTTGCCGAACGAAAAGGCCTTGATGGAGTCGCTCAAAATTGACGAAGCTCAACGCGCCTACGAGCGTGGCGGCTATCTTGATGAAGAATAACAGCTATTAGAAAGAAACGCTCAACCGGAACGCTTCTTTTCTAAATAAATATTTTTAAGGCACGAAAGGAGCCGATATTATGATTAAAAATTATGTACCCCTGCGCGATGCAAAGAAGGTCCACGTTGTAGAGCTGACTCACCTCTTTGGCGGCAACAAACTTGTAACCCGCCATTATATGCAGGATGACAGCGCAGCAGAAATCCTTGCCGTTTACACTGATAAGGACTCTTCCTGGCTCGGCGATGACTTTGAACCGGTAGAAGGAACTATTCTCTATGATGATATAAACGATGTTGTTGACGTTACCGCTGGCGATGTAACCTTGACTGTCCGCGGCGACAAGCTGGCAAATTACCTTGTTGGCATCGAAATCGTTGACATTCAATAAATAAAGATCAAAACCGGGGACAACATGGCGCTGTCCCCGGCCTATTTGCAAAGGAGAAGACCATGTTCGGAATAGATAATAAACCTAAAATCTGCGTTTTCAACCTGCCTATTGAATGGCTGCATCCACATCCGCATAACCCCAGAAAAGACCTCGGGGACCTGTCGGAGCTGGTCGAAAGCATTAAGGCCGTCGGCATAAAGCAGAATCTTACTGTCGTACCTGACCGCAACGAAAACGGTGACCTTATTGACGATAGCTATACCGTCATCATTGGCCATAGACGCATGGCCGCGGCGAAGGCTGCAGGCTTTAAAGAATTGCCTTGCGCTATCGATATGGAGATAACACCGGCGGAACAAATCGCCCTGATGCTCCATGAAAACATGCAACGCCGTCAGCTCACACCCCTGGAAGAAGGCCTTGGCTTCCAGCAGCTGCAGTTAGAATTCGGCTGGCCAGTCGGCAAAATCAGTGACTACAGCGGCTTTTCGGAAACGACCGTGCGCGATCGCCTGCGTCTTACACAGTTTGACAAGACGAAAGTCAAAAAAGCCTACGAAGAACGCCAGCCAAAGCTTGTAGAATTTGAAGCATTAAGCAAAGTGAAGGACGAAGAAAAGCGTAACGAACTGCTGGAAAAGATTGGCACGTTCGGCTTCATGCCTGCAGTAAAATCGGCCTTAGCCGAAGAGGCAGAAAAGACCTTCATGGAAGATATTAAAAGTATTCCGCAATTAAATAATGCTACCGTCCTTTCCAGAACAGATGTCTGGAACGCCAGCAAATATAAATTATTGGCATCTGTAAAGGTACCTGAAGGCGACAAGGTTGACGAAAACTTTATTGCTGCTTTGCCTACCATTCCAGAAGGCCAGAGACATCACTATATTTATTATGATAGATGTGAAAAGAACTTAGAATTTTATTCCAAAGTAAAACATGCCTCGGCAAAATTATCAAAGGAAGCTCAAAGGGAGCGCGAAAACATAGCAAACAACTGGGCTGATTTGGAAGCGGTTAGCCAAAAATACTATGAGCTGCGTAAGCACTTCGTTGAAAACTTCTACTGTCATTCCAACGAACAAATAATGCTCGCCCTGCAGGGAGCTGTGTATGCAGTCGCATCAGAAGCACCGCGCTACACTACAGATCAAATCAGTCAGGACCTGGTTAAAGTTTTAGAAATACCTGAAAAAGCCTACAGCTCATACGATGCACGCCGCATTGCGATTATCACCAAGGTGCATGAATTAAAGCGGAACAACGTAACTCAATGTGTTTATCAGCTCTTTTCTGATAGCGCAGGCCATAACGGCCGCTATGGCTGGGACTCTAAAAAGTGGCCCGTATACCGTAAAAGACCTGAGGTTATCGCCCTCTACACCTGGCTTGAAAGCTTAGGCTATGAAACCAGCCAAGAAGAAAAAGAGCTTATAGACGGCACCCATGAAGTTTTCCATAGGAAAAACAATTAAATAATTTACGCGCATTACAGGGCGCAGGCTGCTTCTGCCGATATGTTATATACAAGCAAACAGATGGCGCAGAACCAAAGAAGAAGTATATCACTTTATCCAGCCCGCGCCCTAAAGTGCGCGATAAAACAAATATATATTATAGTAGAAAGCTGCGAGGTTAAACCCCTCGCATTAGCTTGATATAGCATATTAACTTAATCGCACCCATAGGGCTGCGAAAGAAATTTACTCTTTGACTCCGGTGGTGATTGATTGTGTACAAGAAAAAAGAAATCTATTGCGGCGAAGTCCTGGAAGTTGAAAAAACATGTAGCTTTAATTATAAGGGCAAGAACATGACCAGAGGACCGCGCATAGAAAAAACATCTGAAGCCATGGCCAAGGTTAACGAACGCCGTGCTCAGAAAAAGCTTTCTCGCCTGATCAATACCAACTTCGGAGCCAACGACTACCACCTTATCCTTACCTACAGCCCGGAGAACCGAGCACTCAACCCTGAAGCTGCCAAGAAAGACCTGTCTGCTTTTCTTTTATCCATGAGGAAAAAATATAAAAGAGCTGGCCTGGAATTCAAATATATTGCCGTAACTGAGTATGGCAAGAAGTCTATGCATCATCATCTTGTAATCAATAAGGGCATAGACCTTGCTGACATTGCTGCATCCTGGAGACATGGCCGCATCCACACGACCAACCTCGACAACAGCGGCGATTATGACCGCCTGGCTCATTATCTGATTAAGCAAACAAATAAAACTTTCAATGATCCGGAACGCTGCGTGCATCACAAGCGCTGGTGTGCGTCACGGAACCTGAAGAAGCCTATAGAAAAAAATTACAAAGTTAAGGCCGACAGCTGGCGCGAATATCCGACGGCACCAAAGGGCTACATGGTAATCACTGACAGCATCGTCAGCGGCGTAAGCGATTGGACCGGTTGGCCGTATCAATATTACCGCTGTATAAAAATCTCTCCAGAAAGAAGGAATAGCCATGCCACAAAAAAACACATCAACAGAGCCAAAGGAAAAGACTCTTAGAATCACACTGGATATACCGCCAAGCGTGAACCATTGCTATGCGCCGAATTATAAACACCATCAGCGTGATCGCGTCCTTACTCCACAAGCACGCAGCTGGAAGGGATATGCCAAATTAAAGGCGTTGTCTGAAGTGCGGCGTCAAGGCTGGCAGACTCCGGCAAAGGGAGTAAAGGTTGTTGTCGAGCTGGTGGCCTATTGGCCTGACGGCAGGACGAGAGATATGCATAACGCGCATAAGCTGCTCATGGATGCACTGGAAGATGCTGGCGTATATCCTAACGATAAATTTGCCTTGGCTCGCGATATGGACTTCATCATAGACCGCAAAGAACCAAGGCTGGAAGTGTTTGTTTATTTAAAACCGGAGGGAGAAAAATATGGACAGCCAAGGAATCAAGATTAAATTGCAAAGCGTAATCGTAGCAGAGCAGGACGTGCTCAGGCTGCAAAGCCAGCTTGAGCATCTGCAGCACCTGGAGCAGACAATCAATGAGCCGCAAAGCTACTCAGACCTGAAGGCTGAGCAATCGGCAAAGATTAACAAACACAAACAGCTCTACCGCGCTGCCCAAAGAATCATAGACAGCCTGCTGATTTCGAAGCATGGCCAACATGATCCGGAAAAGACTCGGACCTGCAAGACCATCTTAGCCGAACGCTATCTGCACGGCAAAGGATGGTCGGAGATTGCCAGGCTTATCAACTACTCAGAGCGCCAGGCGCAACGGCTTCACGGCACAGCTTTGGAAGCAGCTGCCAAGGCAGCTCAACGCAAGAAAAAAATATAATTAAACATACGAGCGGTTCGCCGCTCTTTTTTTGTTTGTAGATCAGTGAATATTCTGGCAATTAACCAAAAAATAGGCAGCATCCCCCCCTATCAAAAAAATTTTGCGTGTTCAAAGCCGTACCGGCGCGGTTCCTTAACACAATAAATTGGTCGCGCGTAAGCCCCCCTCCCTAAAAAGATAGAGAATTTTTTCTTTCAAAACGTCGAACGTGGCTTTGGCGCTGCCTTTCCGGCGCTGAAGCAAGGAAAAATTCA